AGCCCTGTAAAGGGCTTTTTTTATGCTTCAAACAAGGCTTTTCTTTCTTCAGGTGTCAGTTTTTCAATGTAGTCTTTTAACAAGTCTTTTATACCGTTAACCCCTGGGTTTAAATAGCGGTCAAAGTTTGCAAGCACAACGAACGAGGCTGAGCATTCAGTATTGGTACATTGATAGCGTATTTCTTTCACATCGGTGCTTAGGTCTCGACCGTGTTTTGCTAAGCACTTACTAAAACAATCACGACATTTCCAACGCATTAAACCGGCCTTTTCTTTGTTTTTGTTACGCACATTATAGCCTTTAATGGTTAATATTTAACACTAGATCGTTATTTATACTGTGGTTTGAGAAAAGTCAGGCTCTTTGAACGTGATGGGATTGGCCCCCGGGGGGAACAATTCGTTAATCGCTAAAAAGACTTGCTGCATGGGTACCGTCTCATTCTCGTAATACACCTGGTTGATTTTGATGAAATCACCGCTGTTTTTCTCTTCAGTAACAATAGCGGCTAGCTCTGGGTATACCCGGTGCGCGCTCAGCATGTCGTTTCGCGTGATTTTTTTTACCCGCTCGAATTCATCTTTTGTACTGATATCGCCCACGGGGATGATCTGCACCGCATCTTTGTCACCCTCGGGTATATTGATATACATCGAACGAAAGTTACCCGCCGCCTTGCTCTTTTTAATTTCCTGTTTTAATTTTTCCTGCGCTTCTTCGTTTATATCCGGGTCGCGGGTAAAAAATATGTAACCCATGTGGGCACCATTTACATAGTATTTGCGGCGGAATACGGTTGAATCCTCATCAAGCAAAATAGACTGCAAGGCACCGTACCAAGACGGCACGCCGTAAATTTCCTGCTTTACGTCGTATTCTTTACCGTGGAATATCTCGCCCTTTTTGTAACGAGCACCAACAATGCCATCACTCGTTAGACGGCAGTACCTGCCAGGCTTTTTACAGCGCCGCATATTGATAGCCGGAACGTGCTTAAGACCGATAACTTGCCTGAATGCATTGCTTATGACTTTTAGGTAATAGTTGCCGAATGTGTCGTAATCAATCCACGCTTTTTTTAAATCTTCCCGGCTTAAAAAGCGGTTGTCACGGTAATACTTGCATACCTGATTTGCCTTAAAATTCATGCACGTTGGATGGTATGCGTTGGCGTGGCGTATTTTGGCCAGGCCTTGAGGCGGGATCGGTGGTTCGTAATATTCTGCATTTAGGTCCGTAAACACACCCATATAGTCGGCTATGCTGGTTGCAAGCACTTGTTCAGGGTCACCAAAGCTGAAACTAAACGAGCTATTGCCCTCCTCTTTCACCAGCTGCTTACCCTGGTTATCTGGCTCTAGGGTTTGTTCTGCCAATTCTGCTTGCATGGGTTCGCCTGCCTTGTTCTCTGTTAGTTAGCTGTAACTTGAGCTTTTACGCTTTCGTAGCGGCTCGTTATGAAGCGCGTGCATAATTGACCATGCAACATCGGCATGGCCGGTATCAGCGGTTCTATCAGCGCTGTAAGTGGTTGTGCCACCCTTGGTGGTAACTTGGCGAATCGTCATAAAGGCGGCGGCCACGTCTATATCGCCCGCGTCGAATTCTAGGCGGCCGTTGTTAATGACATCAATGGCCTTTAGTACCAGTTTGTTTTTTGTTTCTACGCTGTAATGAATCGGCGTTACACCGGTATAAAACTCTTTGATTTTTTCAAATAGACCGTAGCCAATACCAGTTAAATCGACCCCGATATACCCTACCCGGTATTTTTTAGTTAATTGCTCAATTTTGCCGGCTTGCCAGGCAAAGTTTTTGCCGTGGAATTCCAGGCGCTCGAGCAAGCGGAATTTGTCACCCGGTTTTTGGGGCGGCGCGATCACAACCACGCTTGAAGCATCCGTGGTGCGCGATGGATCAACACCTAGCCATACCTCACGGTTGCCGAATGGGCGCTTGTTCAGCGGTTTATAATCGGCCCAGGCGTCCATATCCCCGTAGCATTTTTCTAATAAATCCATTCCAAACACGCTGGCGGTGTGGTCCATAAACTCACACATCAACAGGTTTTTGAACTGCGCGGGGCTGTACTTTAGTTCTAGCTCTTCAATGTCAAATAGATCACAACCGCCCTCTTTGGCATCCATCACCGTAACCATGTTACGCCAAACCCGATCGGGGCCTTTATGCCCGTGTTTTAGCAATGCGTGGCCAAGATCAAATACCGCCGCTTTCTTTCTTCTGGCTTTGAGGTTTTTATTATGTGACTCGCCAGACCACATGGGGTATGCGGGGTGCTGCTTGGTTGAGGGGGTACTAAAATAGGTCAGACGCCACTTTTTGTGCATGGCCATACCGCTAGCCACGCTTTCTAACTTTTCAAAGCCAGGGGTCCAAAACACTTCGTCAAAATAGGTATCGCCTGTTTCACCCTGTGATGTCGCCGCGTTGGTGCTCAAAAAGTTTAGTGTGACATCGCCGTGCTGGGTTTGCAGCACCATAGGATTGCCTGAAAGCTCAATACCAAACCACTCTTTTGCAAACGCCATAATATAGCGTTTAAAAATCTCACTTTGGCGTTTTGATGCACTGATAAAGTTTTGGTTTCGCCCCTCTAACACCGCCGCCGCAAATGCTTCACCAGCAAAATAATATGTTGCGCCGATCTGTCGGCTTTTTAAAATAAAGCGCATGCGTTCGTGCTTGTTATCCCACCAGTTTTGTTGGTAGGCGTATAACTTGCCGTAAAACTCGCGCTTAAAATCCGCCTCAGTTAATGCCGTGCAATCGTTCTTTTTGCGTTGTTTACCCCGGCTTTTGTTGGAGCGGCGCGGGCCTTGATCATTAGCGGCTTTGCCCGTGTTGGCGGTTTCAACTTTAATTTTTTCAAGTTTGGCTTTTTTTATCAGCAGATCAAAAATCCGGTCGAGCTCGTTTAACTCCGAACTGGTTTTGTTTTCTCTGTCTATCAGTACCGCCGCTCGCCTCTTTAGCTTTTCCTCAAGCGTGGCGTGGCTCATGCCATCAGCCCAGTTGTATTTTTCCATCCACTGGTAAACAACACGCACGGAGCCCAAGTTCAACTTGCCTTGTATTTCTTTGGGCGTGAGCTGGCCCACTGTAAACAGTAGTTTTGCTTCTGATTTGATTTGCTCGCTATATCCTGCCATGACGCCATTTTAGCCATAAAAAACCGCTAAAAATCAGGCTTTGATTGCGGTTTTTTGTGAAACGACAAAAACCACAAAAACGCACAACCTTAGCGGTTGTTTCACCGTAAAAACCTGCCTAAATTTGCAACCACTGGAACAAAACAACCCGACATTTCAAAAAAGGCGAACGGTTCTAATGGCTGAAAAAACAAAATTATTAACCCAGTTTTTAACCGTAGCCACCGCCGGTGCCACCATTGACGGGCGTGAAATATCGGAGCAAGACCTAGCCGAGATTGTCGAAACCTACGACGCCAGCGAATACACCGCACTAATCAATTTTGAGCATTACCGCTCAATGAACTACTTGGGCAGCGTTGAGGCAGTCAGACTATCAAAAGACGACAAAAACCGAACGACACTACAAGCCCAGATCAGCCCCACTAATTACGCCATTCGTATGAACAAAGAAGGGGACGCGCAATTTACATCAATAGAAATCATTGATGATTACGCAAAAACGGGCAAAGCCGGCCTTGGCGGTTTAGCCCTCACCAATAGCCCCGCCAGCCTAGGTACTGACCGCCTACAATTCAACAGCTCAGGCACAAACGAACGCTACAGCCCCCCGCATTTTATTAATGTGTTCTCCATGCAAACCGACGATCCAGCAAACACAGACGAGGCGCGGTTTACAGCGTGGTTTAAAAAGATGTTCAGCACCCACACCCCCAACGCAGAAACCGACCACGAACAGGATGACGACATGAAACAAGAAGACATCACCGCTTTAGCCACCGAAATCGGCAAGCAGTTTTCTAGCGCAATTGAACCTATTGCACAGCAGCTTGAAACCCAAGGCGCGGCCCTCGCCAAATTCACCGATGAGCAACAAGAGCAAGAGCCGGACGGCTCAGAAAGCGGCACCAACACGGGCGCTGAAGACGAGCAAGAAAGCGATTTACAGAAAAAGTACAGCAAGCTTGAAGCAGATCACAAAAACCTGGTCGAGCGCTTTAATAAGGCCATAGGTGAATCAAGCAACGAGACGCTGGACGATGAAGACGCAGGCGAAAGCGAAAAATTTAGCAACGTTTGCTAGCCGCGCTTAACAACGGCCAGCCTTGCGGTTAATTCGAACCCTTAAAATTTGAGAGCTAAAGAATGAAAGCGATCACGCAAAAGAAATACCACGAACTTCAAGAGTTCCTGCGCAAAACCTATGACGGGGTGCCAGGCAGCACCACGTTTGCCGCATCGCCAAGTGTGCAACAAACCTTGCACGATGCCATTACACACCGTTCTGATTTTTTGGGGCGAATCAATACCCCCTTGGTTGATGAATTGGTGGGCCAGAAAATCATTGGCGGAACTAACGGTAGCGTTACCGGACGCACTAACACCGCAACCCCAGGCAACCCCCGCCAGCCTAAAAACGCGCTTGCCTTGGCGACCAAAAGTTACAGCCTGTCTGAGACCGATTCGGACGTTTTCTTGTTGTGGTCAATCCTGGATCAGTGGGCAAAATTTCCGAACTTTGCACAAAAGTACAGTGAATGGGTACAGCGCCAAATTGCGCTCGATAAAATCAAAATTGGATTCCATGGCACCAGCATTGCTGAAAATACCGACATGGTGGCCAACCCCAATTTACAAGACGTAAACAAGGGATGGATTCAGCTTGCAAGAGAGTTCAACGGCGGTTCACAAGTGTTCGACGAAGGCAGCAAGGTTGCCGGAAAAATCCAAATTGGTGAAACCGGTGATTACAAAAACCTGGATGGTTTAGTGCATGACTTAAGCCAGCTGATTGCCGAAGAACACGCCGAAAGCGGCGACTTGGTAGCGATTGTTGGCCGTGGCTTATTGTCCAATGACAAAGCCAAACTGTATGACGCCGTTGGTGCAACACCGACAGAAAAAGAGCGAGTGGAAACCCGCCAAGTAATCAACACATACGGCGGCTTACCTGCCTTTACCGTGCCATTCTTTCCCGCAACTGGATTGGTCATTACAAGCTGGGACAATCTGAGTATTTACACACAAGAAGGCTCATGGCGGCGCAGCATGAAACAGCAAGAAGAGTACAAGCGCCAAGTTGACTGGAACAGCAGAAACGAAGGTTACGTGATAGAAGACGAAACCAAGTTCGCGTGTATCGAGCCGGACAATATTCAGTTTGTATAAACCGTCTTAAATGCGTTTAGGGCACGGACGCCCACCTTTTAATTTTAAAAACCAACTTGTGGGGGATCACAAATTGACAACCATCGCACAGCGCCGCCAGGCACAGAAAATCGCCGCATTCAACGCCAGTAAAAACGGCGAGGCCGAAGCCCCGGAGGCATTTACCATCGATACCGCATTCAACACAGAGGCTAACGTTTTAAAAGCCTGTAATCTTCAACAAGTGCGACTAAATGACGATCTAAAGCGCCTAGGGCAATTAAAATCAACCGACGCTAAAGCCGATCTAAAGCGCAAATTGATTAGTGAATACCAGCCATTTCTTGATCGTTACATGGCCAGCGCGTTCCACGTTGATAACGAAGTAATCACGGAACTTATGGTTTGGTACTTCGACATACGCGAAATCAACACCGCAATGCACATTGCCGCGTTTGCGGTACTCAATAAACTGCCAATGCCCGCCCGCATAAAGTCGAGCCTGGAAACCTTTATAACCGACCAGGTGCTGGTATGGGCAGACAGTGAGCACGATTTAGGGCATTCAATCGAGCCCTACTTTAACGAAGTGCTGGACCAGTTGACAGCCAACGCGTGGGACGTACCGGACAAGCTAAAAGCCAAGGTTTACAAGCTGCACGCTCAGGTGATTAGCGACGAAGACCCGCACACAGCCGTGCGCTTTTACCAGCAAGCCGAGGCTTTGTATAAAAGCATTGGGGTTAAAACCGCAAAGAACAAACTGATTGAAGAGATCGAGCGCGCAGAAAACGACAACGCGCAATAAACCAGCTCCCCCACAGTGCGGCGTCTGGTTCGGTATTAATTAGCCTAATGTAATTGGCCCTAGTTAATGCCGTGCCAGTGCGGCGCACTCCTAACAACCACGGCGGTACTTTGAAATGAGCTTTACCGGGAATGGCGTTAACACGGCAGACATCAGCGGCACCCTAGAGCTACCGTTTTACCCCGTAATTGATTTGGCCGTATTCGCCGATAATTACAGCATCAGCAGCGACTACCCCGCCGAATTAGTTAAGCACAAAGCGATAGAGGTATTAGGCGAAATCGCCAGCGAGTTAGACGAAAGCCGGGCAAATTGGCAGGCAGAAGGTTACGCAAGTTTAGCGGAGGTTCCACAAATCGTGTTGGACGGTACCGGAGCTTATGAGGCCGCATTTTTAACATCGGTGTATAGCTTGCTTAAGTCCCGTTTGATTCGCTTGGTCTATGCCAGCGTGCGCGGTGATGACCAAGCCAACTACAAAGAAGAAATGCGAGCCTTGCAAGCGGATAGCCGGCAAAGCCTGGCGGCGCTTAAAAACAAAACGGTCTCTATGGCGGAATTACTCTAATGCAATTGTTTTTATCGCTGCAAGATCACTTGCGCCAGAGTCGAGCCGCCCGCAGCCCGCACCAAATTGATGGGCACATCAGCGCCGGCGAGTTTGAACCCACGTTAAAACACAGTGCCAGCGGCCACCTAGTAGCGCGCTTTGATTACACCTGTTTGATATTTATCGAGCAATACAAAGAGGATGCCCGCTATTTAATCGCCCTGGTTAGTCTTTGGTTAAAAGACGCAACAAATGGGGATAGCTTGCAAAGCACGCAACACCCGCAAATAGAGATTGACCCAGACGGCAACAGCGTAGACGTAGTGATACGAATGGGATTTTCTGAAGACGTTTTTTTGATCGAATCACCGACCGGCCTAATTGAATTCGATGGCCGAAAGTGGGGTTTTGGTGACGATGCCACGGCAATAGCGGAAACCGGTGATGTATTCGCTAGACATTAAAAACGAACTGAGCCTTAGCACACAATTAAAAATACTGAGTTTGCCAGCGCTCCAGCGCAAAAAAATATTGACCCAAGTTGCCAAGCAGGCGCGCACAAATAGCCGCCAGCGGATTACAAAACAACAAGATTTAGACGGGCGAGCGTTCCAGAAACGCAAACCCCAACGCCCCGGCGGCAAACGCAAAGGCAAGCTGTTAAAAAATCTGGCTAAAAACAAAAGCCTAAAAACAAGGGTAGGCAGCCATAGCGCCAGCGTGGGTTATACCAACCGATTAACCGGGCGCATTGCAAAACAGCAACAAGATGGGCTAGAGGAAAAATGGACCGCACGGCGCTATAAAAAAACCCACGGGCAACCCGATTACGGCGCCGCCGCAACACGGGCACAATCGCGGGCACTGCTAGATGAAGGTTTTAGAATCAAGCGCAAAAGCGGCAACGGTTGGAGGACGCCACCACTCAAATGGATTAGCGCAAACCTAACCATTGGAAAAGCAGCCGCGGTACTAAAAGCAATGCGGGATAACCCAAGCCCACAAGACTGGACCATTAAGCTACCGGCTCGCAGCTATTTAGGGGCCAGCAAAAAAGACAGAGCGCAACACGTAGAAACCATTATTAACAACCTGGTCCCATAACTGACAGAAGGCACCCAACATGGCAAGAGCAAGTTTAAGTGTAAATATATCAAACCAAGGCCAAGGCGAACTTGCCGGCGTTGAGCGTTTCGCCGTTTTTATCGGTGTGGCAACTGAAAATGTCGGAATTTATCAGCGCGTTAACCAAAAGACCGACTTTGACGCTTGGCTAGGTGCCGCTGACAGTGATTTAAAAAGCCAAGTCATGGCGGCGGCGGCTAACGCTGGCCAAGACTGGGCCGCCGGCGTAGTAGCGGTGGCGGATGGCGCCGGTGTTGATGGCGCTATTGACATTGCGATGGCAGCCACCAACGCCGAATTTATCGGCGTATGCGTACCGCAAACTACCAAAGCCGAGCTAGACGCCCTACACGCCAAAGCCATGAACATTTTTAACAGCCTTGCGCGGCCGGTGATTATTGCCGCCGCAACCCCGGGCATTGATGCTGGCTCGCAAAGCTGGGCTGATTACACTACCGCGCAACAAACCATCACGGCCGATGTTAGCGCCTACCGCGTAGCAGCCGTGCCCCAATTGCACGGCAACAACCTAGGCGTTGTATTGGGCAGGGCTTGCCATTCTGGTGTCAGTATTGCTGACAGCATTATGCGTACGGCCACCGGCGCGGCAATTGGCCTAGGTGCGGTTCCGGTAGACAACGCGGGCACAGAGCTAAGCGAGGCAACCCTAGCCACGCTGGAAAGCTACCGCTTAACGGTTACGCAAACCTACCCAGATTTTGCGGGCACGTACTTTAGTGATTTTAATTTACTCGACACTGAAATAGGCGACTACAAAGTGGCCGAAAATCTACGCGTGGTTGATAAAGCCATTCGCCAGGTGCGCGCTAAATTGCTGCCAAAAATTGCGAATCGTAATCTGAATGATACGCCCTTATCAATGGAGTGGCACCGCAACTATTTGCGTGGGCCATTGGTGCTAATGAGCCAAAAAACCAACTTAGGCGGGCAAGAAATCCCCGGTGATATACGCCCGCCAAACGATGAAAGTGTCGAACTGGTGTGGACCAGTACAACAGCAATATCGGTTTACGTCACCGTTCAACCGTTTAACGCACCCAAGCAAATAACCGCATCGGTGGGTATTGATTTCCCTACCAGCGCTTAAGCCATTATTGATTCTAGGAGTATACGACCATGAGCGGAAACCGATTAAACAGTTTGGCATTTGATGTGGCGGTGGGCGCGTTCCTTGTTCACTTTGAAACCATGTCCTTAAGCATTAGCGACGACGGCGGCACAGCAATGGATAACGGCCTGCCTAACGGGTGGCTGGAAGGCAATTTAAGCGGCAGCGGCCAGTTTGTGCTGGACAGTAAAAACCTAATGATCTTGAACGAGGCGGCGCGCAATGCTGGTAGCTGGCAAACGCTAGAACCGCTGGACATTATCGCCGTGGGCGGGGCCGGGCATGAAGGGGTAGCCATTACCGCCAGTAAGTGCAAATTAAAACTAACCGAGCTGTTGAACCTGGATAAATCAAGTAAAGACAAAACAAAACACACGCTTGATTTTGAGGTCACGGGCTCAGAATTTGTGACCATTAACGGCGTGCCGGTGGCCAACCCGATTAGAACCGCTAAGCAGATATTCTAGGGGGATTTATGCGCCGTCATTTAATGCCAGAGCTTATTAGCACGCTAAAACGTTTAGGTTACCGCGTCTTTGAGCGAGGCGACTACAACCTAAATATTGTTGCCATACGAAATACCGCCGAACCAAACGCCGACGGCTTTAACGATCAGTTGGCAGTGTTTTATAAGTCATCCGGAGTGTGGTGCTTTCACTCGTTTGATATCACCACAGACCCCGGCGTTCCTTTTCGTTTGGCACCCATGCACAAGGATGGAACGGCGCAGTTGGTTCCAGGGCAACACAGCGGGGCTTACGTGATCGGCCAGCACAAAGGGTACCCAGCATTAGTACAAGCTAAGCCCTTACCGTTTTGGCGTGACAATGACAAAAACGCCGCATTTGACACCAGCGGCGACATTATAACCGCGATGATCGGGGCCAATATTCACCGCGCCGATGCTAAGCGCCGCGCTAACGTAGTAGGCACGTATTCAGCCGCGTGCCAGGTGTTTGCCTGCCCTAACGAATACGCCTTATTTATGGCTTTGTGCGCCTGTTCAGCTGACCGGTTTGGCAACCGTTTCACCTACACACTAATGACAGACACGGACATTAACGAGGTACTAAAAACATGAAAGCCCTTGCATTTTTAAAACTGATTTTCCCGCTGTTGGGTGACCTACTGGACGGCACCTTACTAAAAAAATCCGACATGGAGAAAATGGGACCAGCCGGAAAGGTGGTTTACTTTTTGGTGCAAATTCAGTTGCCCTTATGGTCCATCGTTTTGCTGTTAATTAGCTACCAAGTGTTTAGCGGTGAATTGGTATTGCCACCCGATTTATTCGCAGTTTATACCGCCCTACTGGTAACCGTGTTTGGCGCAATAGCAGGGCCAAAAACGGGCAAGGCGTTCGCGGCGGCACTTAGCGAAAGGCGCGGGCGCAATCTGCAAGGCACACAAAGCGAGGGCCAGAAAAAAAGGAAGCCAAATGGACGCCGGTGAAAAGAGCGCAAAAACGCCATGGCACAGAGAGCCGCTAATCGTTCTATTTGGCATTCTAAACATTGCCATAGCCATGGTGCTAACCATGCAATTCACGCTATTTGAAAAAGTTCAAGCGGCCGAAATAGCAACCTACAAAGCCAAAACGGAGGTAGCCGAATTTAAGCGAAAAGTCGCTGAAACCTACATAACCCGAGACGACGTTAAGCAAGAGCTAAGCGAAATCAAGGGCCAAATTAACAAATTAATTGATCTAGCTATATCGGAGCGCAGCAAATGAGCACAAGCAAAACAGCAACACCTATCACAATCGAGATCGAACACAACGGCGAAGCTATTGAACTTGATTTCAACATGTCTCCAGCCGATTACATTCAGCACATCAACGAGCTACAAGCGGATGACAAGTACGCCCCGTTCCATAACCTGTTAGCGCGTACCGTTACACCAGACCACCAAAGTACCTTAACGGAGGTGTTGAACGCCGCACCCTTGGCGCTTGAGCTGGGCGGCCTGCTTATGGGCGAATTTATGCCCAAGGTTAAAGCCAAGGTAAAAAAGCGCAACTAGTGTGCGAGGGCTTGGCATTTAGCGAGCTGGCGCAACTTGAGGCGCTAGCCGCTAAACACCTGCCCAGCCACCCGCCAACGGCTGAAAACCTGGGGCGCGCAAAGTGGTTAGAGCAGCAGTATTGGGAATGCTTCGAAATCAGCACCGCTAACGCCATATCTAACGCATTAAAAGGCTAAACCGTGAACCATAACGAAACCCTAAACTTTGTTTTTAAATTGACGGACCAGATCAGTGGCCCGCTCAAAGGCGTTAATTCGGAATGGAAAAACACCACACGAAACATGCACCAAGGGTTTGGAAACTTAGGGATGGGCGCCGCCGGCTTAGCCGCTACTGCTTACGGTATTAACAAATCCCTAGAACCGGCCCGCGATATGGAACGGGTACTAGGCGAGCTTTCATCATTGGACGTTGACGACCAGGTATTAAAAACCCTGGCTAATGAATCACTTAAATATTCTATTCAGTTTGGCGAGTCTGCAACCGCCATGGTGGGCAGTGCCTACGATATCCAAAGCGCCATATCAGGTTTAACCGGCAAGGAGTTAGCCGGTTTTACCCGTTCAAGCAACATATTGGCCAAAGCTACCAAGGCTGACGCCAGCACTATTACCGATTACGTCGGCACCATGTACGGCATATTTCAAAACCAAGCTACCGCCATGGGGAAAGCGGCATGGGTAGACCAACTTACCGGGCAAACCGCTAAAGCCGTGCAAATGTTTAAAACGGACGGGGCTAAAATGTCCAGCGCTTTTGCGGCACTGGGCGCCAATGCTACAAGTTCCGGCATACAGCTAAACGAACAAATAGCGGTCATGGGCACTATGCAAGCCACCATGAGTGGCAGCGAATCTGCAACCAAATACCGGGCGTTTTTGGGCGGCGTCGGTAAAGCACAAGAGGCGCTAGGCCTAACATTTACCGACAGTAACGGCAAAATGCTGCCTATGGTAAAGATTTTAAACGCAATCAAGGGCAAGTACGG